CACCCTTTGAGGGTGTTTTGTTCAATAAGCGCGGCATCGCTGAGTTGTTAGTTATGCCCGATGAATTCAGAATGGGCTGCGATCTAGAGGTCGAGTACCATCTAGACGTCCAAGCCACAGAGTTTCACCTTGAGCGTCAAAACTTTCAAATTCGCTTAGATGCTTTGACGTCGGAATACGACTTGCGCATTGAACAAAAGGACATTGAGATTGCTGCGTTGCAAGAAGCAATGTTAAAACAATCGCCTAATAATAGATTGTGGTGGTTTGCTGGTGGCATAGCTGCAGGAATCGCTACTACATATGCCGCATATAGAGGTTTTAATGAAAGATCCCGATAAGATTGCACGTGCAGAAAAAGCAATCGCAGAGAAATATGGTAAAGAAGCAATACAGAATCCAAAAGGAAACTGGAACGAGAATAAAGAAAAAGATTATCTTGAGCAATCTAAAGAATTTTACAAGAAACAGCGCAAAAATGATGAGTGGCAAGAAAAAGTAGATGTTAATGGTATTAAGATCTCAAAAAAACTACTTAATAGAGAATCTCTAAAATGTTGTCCTGTCTGCGGAGCTTTTCCAAAGAATTCAATGGATGATGTGTGTCTTGTAAAATTTGAATGTTGCAATAAATGTTACATTCAATATGTCGAAGATAGAGAAGAAAGATGGCTAAAAGGATGGAGACCAAACGATGGCAACAGTTTATGAAATAGTACAGGGATTAGCACAAGCAGCAGCTAACGCTTATGACGGAGCGCTTACAGAAGAAAGCGATGGCTGGCAGAGCGCATCAGATAAAAGAGAGCGACTCGAAGTTGGACTTAGAAGAGAAGAAGGCGATCCGATTATTGATAAAAGAGTTATGGATGGCTTCAATGTTTCTTTTTATGGCCCCATGATGTGCATCAAGTATCATTCTGAGATTCAATTAAAAGAAGTTCACGCAAATGGTTTTGAAAGCGAAATTGATCAAAAAATGGCTGATATAGCATCATTCTTAAAGAAGGAATACCGCAGAATTACCGGCGAATCAGTTACTCTTACTAAAGAAGACGAGGTTGATATACGCGTTGAGAACTCTACTCGCGTTCGTTCGTGGGTTTTAGCAAAACAACATTATACGATTGGCGGCATGGCTGATGATATGATTGTTAGTGAGGCATCTGAAGAAAATGTTGATGCTAACTGGCGCAGTTTTCTTGATCAAGGAGGCTGGAACGGTGACGGAGGTAAGCGCCCTCAAAATGACACGAGACCAAAACCTAAAAATGATTAATGAGTTTTCAATTATCAAAGAAAGAACAAGTAAAAGAGATACTTAAGTGTGGAAAAGACCCCTCATACTTCCTTAACAACTACGCAAGAATATCGCACCCATTACATGGACTTATTCTTTTTAACACTTTCGACTTCCAAGACGACCTTCTCAAAGATTTTAATGATTACCGTTTTAACGTTATTCTAAAAGCTCGTCAGCTAGGTATCTCAACTATTACCGCAGGCTATATCGTATGGATGATGTTGTTCCATCGCGATAAGGCTATTCTTGTTATGGCAACCAAGTTTGCAACAGCAGGAAACTTGGTTAAGAAAGTTAAGAACATTATGCGCAATGTTCCCGATTGGCTAAAGATTGCTAATATCAGCGTCGACAACCGCACTTCATTTGAGCTATCTAACGGTTCATCTATTAAAGCTGCTTCTACGTCTGGTGATGCTGGTCGTTCGGAAGCCTTGTCGCTCTTGGTGTTAGACGAGGCAGCACACATTGAAGGTTTAGAAGAACTGTGGACAGGTTTATACCCAACGCTATCCACGGGTGGGCGTTGTATTGCGCTTTCTACGCCCAATGGTGTGGGTAACTGGTTCCATAAAACTTGTACCGACTCAGAGGCAGGCACAAATAATTTTAACTTAACCACGCTTATGTGGAATGTCCACCCAGATAGAGATCAAGAATGGTATAAGAAAGAAACTAAAAATATGTCCAAGCGACAAATTGCACAGGAGCTTGAATGCAACTTCAACACATCTGGTGAAACTGTTATTGATCCTGAATGTATGGAGTGGATGCTATCAACAATTCGTGAGCCCAAGTATAGAACCGGCTTCGATAGAAATTTTTGGATTTTTGAAGAATTTGATCCCACATGCAATTATTTATTGGTTGCCGATGTATCCCGTGGAGACGGCGCAGACTTTTCTACATTCCACATTGTTAAACTTGAGACGCTTGAAATCGTTGGCGAATATCAAGGAAAACCCACATTGGATATGTTTGCAAATATGTTAAATAGTGTTGGTCGTGAATTTGGTGATTGCATGCTTGTGGTTGAAAATAATAATATAGGATACTCAGTGCTTGATAAATTAATAGCACAATATGAATACCCGAACGTCTATCATTCTATAAAATCTACACATGAATATGTTGAGCAATACCAGGCTGAGATGAGAACATCTGCAGTGCCTGGGTTTACAACGTCTATGAAGACGCGCCCCTTGATAGTTGCTAAATTAGAGGAGTTTATCAGAAACAAACTAATTACCATATATTCATCTCGTACAATTAATGAGATGAAAACATTTATATGGAGGAACGGTAAGCCGCAAGCAATGAAAGGCTACAATGATGACTTAATTATGGCATTAGCTATTGCATGCTGGGTTAGAGACACAGCGTTACAGGCGAATGCGCGCGACTTAAATTATCACAAAGCTTTTGTTAATGCGATTTATACTTCTACAACAAGAATCAACACACGAATTAAAGGACAAGACGGCTACAAAAAGAATGATATCTTTGATAAAATGACTCAAGCTGAAAAACTTTACGAGCAATATAAATGGATTATAAAGTGAGAAAATAATGCCTTCAAACAAGAACCCCGCCAACAGCCAATCAAAATTATTCAAATCATTAACTAGGTTATTTTCTGGACCTATTATTAACTATAGATCTCAAACTGGTCGTAAGATTCGCAGGCAACACTTAGATAAGTTTTCGTCTAGATTTAAATCAGCTTCGGGACAGCAGTTCAAAAAATCTCTTTATAATCCTTTAGACACCATCTCTACAAACGCTATATCTAACCAACAGCGTGTAGAGAGATATGTTGACTTTGATCAGATGGAGTACACACCAGAAATTGCTTCTACACTAGACATCTATGCTGACGAGATGACAACTCATTCAAGCCTTAGCCCTATGTTAAACATTAAATGTTCTAATGAGGAAATTAAAGCAGTTTTAGAAGTGCTGTTTGATAGCATCTTGAATCTTCAATACAATCTTTTTGGCTGGTCGCGAACAATGTCAAAGTATGGAGACTTCTTTTTATATTTAGATATAGATGAAAAATATGGAGTACAGTCGGTTATTGCACTGCCGCCCTCTGAGATTGAAAGAATTGAGGGAGAAGACGCAACTAACCCCAATTATATACAGTACCAGTGGAACTCGGCAGGAATGACATTTGAGAACTGGCAAGTTGCTCATTTTCGTATTTTAGGTAATGATAAGTATGCTCCGTATGGAACATCTATACTTGAGCCTGCCCGCCGCATTTGGCGCCAGCTAACTTTGATGGAAGACGCTATGATGGCATATAGAATTGTTAGATCGTCTGAAAGAAAACTTTTTAAGATTGATGTTGGAGCTATTCCACCAAATGAAGTTGAACAATATATGCAAAAGATTGTCACACAACTTAAAAGACATCAAGTTATTGATGCGACAACGGGACAGCTTGATCTTCGATACAATCCAATGTCTATTGAGGAAGATTACTTTATTCCAGTTCGCCCTGGTTCCGCTACTGATATCACCAACATAGCTGGTGGACAAAATACGACACAGATTGATGACATAAAATATCTGCGCGACAAGCTCTTCTCTGCTTTGAAGATTCCTCAAGCTTATCTTGCAATGGGCGAAGGCGCTGCAGAGGACAAAACAACTTTAGCGCAAAAAGATTTACGATTTGCGAGAACAATCCAAAGATTACAAAGGGTTGTTGTGGCTGAGTTGACAAAAATTGGAATCATTCACCTTTATACATTAGGATTTAGAGGAGATGACTTGCTGACCTTTAGTCTAGCTTTGAATAATCCCTCAAAAATTGCAGAGCTTCAAGAAATTGAACATTGGAAAGCTAAGTTTGATATTGCCGGCTCCGCAACAGAGGGATATTTTTCTCGTCGTTGGGTTGCTGAGCACATATTCGGCATGTCTCACGAAGAATTTGTTCGCAATCAACGTGAAATGTATTATGATCGTAAGCACGATGCAGCTCTTCAGGCTGTGGCTGAGGCCGCTG